ATTCAAGGTGGGAGGAATCGAACCTCCGCCGCTTCCTTCCAAGGGAGGCATGATACCACTTCAAAACACCTAGATATCTTTTTTGGATGGCCGCCTAGGGCTCGAACCTAGCTTTCCAGAACCAAAAACTAGCATCCTACCTGATAGACGACCGGCAATAATTTTGTAGTATACCGCCTTATAGTGGTACACTTCCGCTTTTCTAAACTCAGTGCTGCGGCGCCAGGCTTACGCTCTATCACAGTGCCCGCAAGCCTAATCGCTAGGACCGATCGCTCACTGCTTGTATATACTACAAAAATTCGATTAATTGGTGGAGTGCCGGGGAATCGAACCCCGAATTCCTGCTTGCAAAGCAGGTGTGTTCCCGTTAGCACTAGCGCCCCGTTATTTGCGACGGGCTGGGGGAGAAGGAATCGAACCTCCCAAAAATCAGCTTCAAAGGCTGATGCATCACCATTCTGCTACGTCCCCCAACGTTGTTCATTTACTCATTTTTTATAAAATTCACCAGCTATCATACTATGCCCATATTCAGTTGGATGGCCACAAGCATGATGATACTCTTTTCCAAGATCTACAAGATGATTATTTATTTGACAATCAAAAAATGTAATATCGTTTAAGTTTTCATATTGTGGTCTTAACGCGTCATATACGTTGTTGCTTATGTGATTTTTTCCATCAGCAAATGACCAATATATGTTGTTGTAACCAAGGTTATGAATTGTGTTTATATATACAATACGTAACCGTTCAATCCATAACTACATGCATGTACTATTAATTTTGACATCTCTATTGAACCACAGTCTTAATATTTTGGTGCCCCTGGAGGGACTCGAACCCCCAAAACTTCCGGACCTAAACCGGACGACTTTACCAATTTGCCCACAGGGGCTATATTGAATCGATTAATTTATATTAGAACAGTACTTTTTTACAGTACCGGCACTACACCAATTATACCCTAATTCTTTCAATGTAGCATTCATACTACCGCATATCTTTTTATTTATTCTTTAACTTCGGCCTCAGCCAGCTTTGCTTTTGCAAGCTTCTTTGAAACTTTAGTAAGAAGTTTGCTATAACGCTTGACTTCCTTCTTACCTATTTCGCTTTCCATTTCAGCATTATAGTCATCAGTGATGTAAATGCTTTGAAGATTAATATATTCCATCAAGTCTTCTACGTCTTTGGTATTAAGTTTCATCGTGTTGCTTTCTGATTGGTTGTTAAGTTATATTACACTAAAATTTAGATAGTGTCAACTTTTATTTTAACACTAGACCCTTATACTACATGGCTGACGCCAAGCCGATCAAGCAACCCCCGGATCTTTCGCGTATGAGGCGACCGTATTATCGACTGCTCGTCAAAACAGTACAGCTCTTAGTCGTTTCAGCCACAGTATAGTTGACGCTATACTCCGACCTAGTGCGTTGTTGTTGGCAGTCAAACATGCGTTCTCTTAGCCTATCTGCCCTATGTCGTTACATTTGACGTTGGATAGGTACCGTTATTTTGGAGCGGATATGGAGAATCGAACTCCTTACTCACAGCTTGGAAAGCTGCTGAAGACACCAGTCTCCATGAAGTTATACCCGCAATGTGGTTGGCACTACCTCCTGGTCAAGGCGTTTTAACTGAGTCTTGGCTCCTCAGTACCGTATTTGTTGTGTTTACAATAGCATTTATTCTAATGCTTGTCAACACCTATTTGGTGCCGCACCAGGGGATCGAACCCTATTCTCTGGTGCTTCAAACCAGCGCTTTGACCGACAAAGCTAGAGCGGCAAATATTTTAACCAACAAAATTATACAAGCGGGGATCGAACCCACGTCTCTAGCGTAACTGCTAGCGTCCTTGTCCATTAGACCGTTATAGCAAATTATATTGCACAGTTGCAGCCATGCCAAATAACCGTTTGTTGGTTGAGGTCCTGCAAGACCTATCTTTGGAGCAGAAGCGAGGTTTCGAACCCACGGTAGCGAACCGCGATGTCCCGGCGGACACTGCTTTCCATTTAGCGTTAACTACTTCTGCATATAATTCTAGTAGGGCAGTTTGCCGCTTTGACCAATCTCTTGGGTCACCCTCACAAGGGGTGATTATATCACTACTAACTTTGGTGGGTAAGTGTGGAGTCGAACCACACGCTTTTACACTCCGGTTTTACAGACCATCTGCCGATACCCTCGACTGAACCTACCCAAATTCTTTTGATCCTCCTAAACCCCAAACGGGGAAACTCTTGGATCTCTGATAGAGTTTGGAATGGTAGCGCGATCACGCGCAACTGTTTAGATACTGTAGATGATTTCACGAACGAACAAGTGAGCGCTATTGTCTCGTGTGTCTTTCCAAGACAGTTGTGTTAACAGTATCTAACTTTGGTCGTCCTGGGAAGAATCGAACTTCCGACCCAAGAGTTATCAGCTCTTTGCTCTCCCACTGAGCTACAGGACGTAATTTCTAGGGATTGGCACCCCCGGGATGAGTCGAACATCCGTAAGCAAGCTTCGTAGGCTCGCCACCAGATCCGCTGGCGGAGGTATAGGTCGTTATAATTGGTTGCGAGGGCTGGAAACGAGCCAGCGAAGTTTTGCTTATGAGACAAAACGGGATACCAATCCACCGCGCAATATAGGAGTACAGTTATTTATCTAATCACAGCCTAGTGAGTTGCCCTGAACTCTAATCTGCGTCAATTTTGGAGCGGGTAGAGGGTAACGATCCCTCTTCTACTGATTGGCAACCAGTCGTAATAACCTGTATACTATACCCGCAAAATTCGGCCCACCGTTGACTGTTCTTTGCTTTACGACACTTTGGACCAGGCACGGTGGGGACACGAGGTGGTCGATCCATTGGAATAGTTTATCGCGCGAACCACTAAACTCAACGTATTCTATTTTTGGCAAGGGTGGAGGGAATCGAACCCACTAAGCGATTAAGCACTGGTTTTGGAAACCAGCCCAACTCTCCAACGTTGGCGCACCCCTACAATTAATTGGCTTTCCAGCTACCTTGGAAGTAGGATTTTCTCACTTGTACTTTACATTACGACAGCTTTTAACTGAGAGATCGTAATGACCAAGACTGGAATTAGTACCTAGGCAGGACTGTTACCTGCATCTCCACGGTTCAGAGCCGGGCGGGTGGGTTCTAATATTACCCTACTAGATATTCTGGTGCTGCTTCGAGGACTTGAACCCCGCACCTCCTGCTTACAAAACAGATGCTCTACCTGATGAGCTAAAGCAGCATAATTTTAACTGAGAATTAAGATTGTTGCCATGATAGTAACACCTAGCACTACGTAAACCCAGTTTTGTGGTAGTTTTCCAAGTACCCAGCCAAATAGGCCGCCGTATAGTATTAATAGTCCAGGTAGCAATGCGATATCTGCAAACATTATATTTCTCCAATGTACATTATTTATACATCGATCGCAATCTAATTTTGGCGCCGCAGGCTGGGCACAAACATGTACAATTATTCTTGGAGTAGACGGCGAGAATTGAACTCGCTAACTTTCGTTGCCTGGGATTTGCAATCCCGCCCCTTACCATCCGGGCCCGTCTACACTGTGTAGTTGGCTCAACCCGGGCTATGTCGGGCGACTTGGCTACTTCTTCAATAAGGCCGAAGTAGTACCGTAATTTTTGGCGATCTATACGGGACTCGAACCCGTCTTCTCCGGTAGACAACCGGGTCCCTTCCCTGATAGGATAATAGACCAATTTCAGCCGGATAATTCTTTGATATGCGTCCGGATCCGCATGATTTTCGGTGCTAGGTCATTTGCAGTAGCCCTAGCCATTCCACATTTTTCAGGCCACACTTGACGTCCGTGTTGCCCTTTTATACCGAAATTTTGGTCTCTCAGGCAGGTCTCGAACCTGCGCTCTTCCCGCCCCAAACGGGATGACTTACCACCTAGCCTACTGAGAGATATTCGTAAATTAGTGCTAAACATCCTGGCTCGTCAAGTACAATACTTGTTCCACAGTCCCCACTGCCAGCTAGACAGTAACCCACGTTTAGCTGTGGTTCGGTGCCTCGGATGATCTTTCGATCAAATTCTTTTGCACAACACAAGGCGGTCCATATATCTTTAAGATACCGCTCTTCGGGCAGAGTAAAGGTTCCGGTGCCCCGATTAAGTGTTCTTTCTGTAAATAACCAAGCATATTTTGGCAGATAGAGTGGGATTCGAACCCACGGAGGGCGGTAAAACCCTCGCTGGTTTTCAAAACCAGAGCCTTCGTCCACTCGGCCACCTATCCACATCTTTACTAATCACCAATGTAATCAGCTAAATAAAGTTTACCATCTCGGTCTTCAACAACAGCAAACGCAACACCAGTGTCATATGTATCTTCATCAAGGTAAAAACCGCGCTCTGATACAAAGTCTGATACTGCTCTTTTTGACATTCTACCGTAGCCCATTCGTGCTACTGTTGCATTTTCGTCAAAAATAGAATACTCGTCAAATTCATAATCGACTCCGCCTGGCTTGCACTTATACCGGCGCTTCCATTTCTTAGGATCAGTTGCATCGTTAATTAGTCCAGGAATTTCTTCTCCATATATCGAAACAACTATGCTTTTATTTTTCTTAACAAAATTAGCAATAAAGTTTTACATTCTGCAGTAGTAGCCATATTCTTTCCTAATTGTTATCGATTTTGGCGGGGGAAAGGGATTCGAACCCTTGGCAGTTCTGATTGGACCCAGTCCACTTGGTAAGCCCCCAAATACTATTGGCTCTGCACAAAGGATTCGAACCTTTCACTAAACGGTTAACAGCCGTTCGCCCCCGCCTAGAGGGCCCGTGCAGAGCAAATAGTACATTTATTGTATTTGCGCTAATACCCAATCTCTACTCCTCCGGTCCGGTTTTATGTTTCGATGGGGTCGCTATTAGACTAGCCATTAAAACATTACTCGGGACCAGTATGCTGTCGTACACGCAATGCCTAACTTCCTGTGCACCTGTGCACCACTATGACGGGAATCGAACCCGCTCTCGGTCGTTAAAACATCACTACATATTCTATACACCAGTCTAGCTTTGTTAACTGCGTCGACTCAGTAATCGGATATTAGCGAAAATACAATCTACTTCGTTGCCCCATTTTTATAAGTGGTCCTATATGCCCAGGGTCATTTGGGCAGCCCACTCACGATAATCTCAGGCTATCGCAACCTAGTCCGATTTTTTTGCAACGATCTAACGTCACGCCATCCTCAAACACGCCCATTCGATCTTATTTAGAGTGGATGATCGCAGTCGCGTTCCGCATCCCACTATTACTACAAAGTCTTATAAGCTACTAACTTTGCTCTGTCTTGTTCCTTACAGTAGCGCATCTATTTCTAGTTGTCAACTACTTTTTACTTTTCTTTTTTTGCATCTGCGTCTTCTAAACTTGCGTTTGATCTGCGTCTGCTTCGTTACTATAAGTAATGCATCTTGTCTACAATGTCAACTACTTTTTTATAAAATTTCCAACTTTTTGAAACTTTGTAAAAACTTGGTTAGTGTGTCGTTGCTTAGTAGTTGTAACAGCGTTAGTTTATAGTGTCAAGTGCTAAATTATTTTATTTTGCGTTACTAACATAACCTCTGTTAGTGTGCATCTTTGTGTTAGTGTCAAATTATTTTATTTTTCTTCCTTTGATCCATCCATTTGGTATAATATCATCCTTTGCTATCTTTTTGTTTATCGTATTATCTGTAATCCACATTGTTCCAAATTGACTGTTTTTTCTTCCTGTTGCTTTTCCTCTTGAATTCTGACTCATTAGTTCTTTTGTTTCGTTTGTATGTCTTTTTCCTTTAAAGGATGGAGGCATCGGTTTGTTTCCATCTTGGTATAACTTAGCATTTGCTGCATGACAATAGAGACCTGGTTTAATTCCTTGTCGCTTGCATGTCTCTGACAATGATTTGCGTGACTCTGGTGTATGTAATGATCTTAAATTGTGTCTATTAATATAACTGAAACCGCCTTGTCCACCAACACATAAATTGTATGTATCAGTCCTCATACAAAATTCTTCTGTTACTAACTCTTTTTCTTTGTCGTTCATCTCCTGTTCAGTGTTGTAATCAAATAATATTTCTTTAATAAACGCTGCTTTGCCATATTTGGTAATTGCATGTTGTAAATATTTGCCTGATCCTAAATAGTTATCGTTTGGGTTATTTGTTTGGTGCTTTCCAATATAGATTTTAGTGCTGGCGATGTGGGTCGTCTTGTAAATAGTGTAGTGCATAGTTTATATTCCTAGTTTTACGCCGTTGCTACTATTTATATAAACTATGCAAATGTAGCCCCGACCGGATTCGAACCGGCACCCTCCTGATTGAAAGTCAAGCGTACATAAACCATTTATACCGCGGGGCCATACTAAAACATGTGTTTTTGGTAGCGCACCCGGGTTTCGAACCCGATTCTCTAGCTTGAGAGGCTAGCGACCATCACCAAGTAGTCCTCTGCGCCACGATTGTCTCTTCGTGTTCTCGTGATGTTTCGTGTTCTCGTTCCATTTTCTTTCCTTCTCCTTGTTTGTTCAATAAAAAACCCTCCTAAGCTGCTGCTTGGAGGGTTATCAAAAAATTAGTGTTTATTCTAGTTACACTTAATTCCTTGCACCCTCCCTGGCTGGTTCAATACGATCTGATCCACCAAGTTGCGCCGCGCGGCATACATAATTCAACGCCCAGCTTTTAAAGCTGGATACGACTATTGCCACTGTGGACATTTTCGTGATATGTTGATACGATGTTTGCATTATTCTCTTTAGTTGTTTAACTCGACACTCTGTGTCTTGTTACGTTTATTTATCTTCTTAAAACTATATTACACTTAAAAAGGGCTGTTGTCAACAACTTTTTCAAAGTTTTTTTAGTTTTTATTTCAAACTCTTGACCGCCCTGTTACACCATGTATTTAACACTAAGTTCTAATGCGCCATAGCGGGTATTAATTCACAGGGCCAATTACGACCAAGAGTTAGAAATAAAAATTCCCAAGTAGTTGTTGTTCGTTACCATATCAATATAGTGTGTACATGCCCGGTTGTCAATAGCTCTTTTTGGTTTTTTTGAATTTAATCGTCCAGCTTCCTGGATTGTGCTTGTGTTGGATCGCACTGTTGACTCTAGGGTGCAAGCGGCACCATGTCTCAAATTCTGTCATCATCTGACCTTGACCAATTATCACTGTCATGCTGCGGGCACCTGTATGGTATGCAGTCTCTGCACTGTCGTTGAACCGGTGCCACGCAGTATGAATTTGATATCCGTGTAAGTCTAATGCCACGGCTAGTCAGTCTGGTGAGTTGTCGAAAAACTTTAGCTTGTACATCGCGGAATGCTCTTTTTTACGAAATGCGATACTGACATCTCCACCAAACTTGCTATAGATTTGATAGTCACGTAGTTCACAATTATCATATAGCCACTTTGCTACTTGTTCATAGTACTTGCGTTCCAGCATATAACTGGTGATGAAATTCTTTCTCTTAATGAGGAAGAGCTGGACCATCTTAGATAATTTAGGAGGTAATTTGCGTTTGGTCTTCAAGGTGTCTATATACTCTTCAACCTTACAGGCAGTATAATATCCATGCGTGTTACTATCAAATCTAACACTGAAACTGAAACTGTACGGTTTAATATCAGAAAATGTACTAGTTTCATGTTCCACCGTGAATTTGTCTTGACAATCTGTTCTCACCTGGAGAATGAATTTGAATAGTTCTGCCATGACAGCTGGTGAAACACTGTCAAATCTGGGATAAGCTGTACCCAGTAATGGTTTCAGTTTGTCAGGATTGACATCTAACTTGAATAACATGCCGGATTGTCCTTTAGGGTTAAGTGGTTGAACCGATTGCCACATCGTTTGATAGATGGCTCGGCCATAATATACATTTGGGACCATCGCCCCAGATGTTTGGTTAATTGTAGGCACGTCGACTGGACTCCACTCGACCGTTTGCAACAGCGTCAGCGCCAAAGCTAGCAGCAAAGCTATCTGTAGTTAGTTTACGAAATCCATAATAATATCGTTCATCACTGTCAGGATGATAACATGTAATACGATACACATAAAATACTTGCACAATCGATCTTCTTTGTCGTGCAAGTATTTATCACTTAGACATCAATACTAGGCTTTACTCTCTATTTTACCGTTTGCCGCCCGATCTGCTCCGAAACTAGCCGCGAAACTGTCTGGCTTTAGTTTGATGTGCTCTGTTGGTAGGCCGGTCACGCCAAGAACATAACCTGCTGCTTCTGCCGCTGCGCAATTAGACCCATGTTTTGGATCCTGCGAAATATCAAGGTGCACCTCAATGTCAAACTCATCGATGAACGGGATAAGCTGTGTGTACATTTCACACACTTTTTGCACTTCCTTCATCATTCGCATCTTGGGACGACTAATTTTGACATCGTAATCAGGTTCTGAGCTTAGGTGACTAAAAAGACGGCAACCGTGCTTTCCGTTGATGTGCACAATAAACACAGTCGCGTATGTCGCGATCCAACGTCCATTTTTACGTGATCTAACACTGTCGCAACCAAAATAAATCTTTGTGCTGGTGTCTAATGTAGCGAGCAATTCTACAATTTCTTCTACTCGTTCTTGACTGAACATTTTCTATCTCATTTCTTTTCCTATTGGTAGTTATTGGTAGTTACTGCACGACACTATTGCCGTACAATATAACTTGCATTGTAGCACATGTTCCAACATGTCACAACACTTTTTTATTTAGTCATGCTAATATATTTTGACTACGTTGGGCTTGAATTTGTACTGATACTTGTTTGTCGTGCCCATCAGTGCGAAGTGATCGTGTTCATCAACAGCGTACACCATCGCGCAACGGCAAGCGACTTGGTTGATGTCTTGGTATACATTCTCCGCGAATTCAATCGCGTCACCGAGATCTGGAGACGAAAAATGTATACGACTATTCTGTTGAGCAGCGTGAAGCACTACATTGTAATAGCTAGCGTTGTGACGAACCAGTTCGTCAGCCACATCTTGTTCACTCATTTCACCCCGTCGTGGCATGTTTTTGGTCCCTATAATGTGCGTTTGAACAATCAGCACCACAAAAGTAATGCGTTGCTTCTTGTGGACGATGTGGTGATGGACAATACATATATAACGGCCAGTAACCCAGCATCGCACCTTCCTGTGTGTAATACATTGTTTGGTTGCTGATGTCAAGTGCATTGCACTGACTACATTTAAATTTTGTCATATTATCCCCACCGTAATTTGAACATCATTACTTGTTCAGGGGTATCAAACCAGAATGAACATCCATTTGTTGCATAAGCATAGCCTTCACCATAGTTTTGTTCACACCATTTTCGTGCGGCTCTTATCTGTTTGTCTTTTGAATCTTGTACTTGTCTATAATTTGTTCCGTTGTAATGTTCTACAGATGGGGTTAATGTGGCTTTAGGATATCCTGCCATATCCAATACGTCTGGTGTTAACATACCAGATGAAGACTCCATAAATTTAAGTAAAGACATTTGTTTGGCCACTGTCATATTAGATTCCCAGGATGCGAGCAGTGGGTTCACTTAGGCCTTTTTCAGGGTGGTGCTGGATATATTCTGCTAACTGTTCAAAGTAAAATGCAGCATCCTCTTGTCCTTCACTCTGTAACAGCCGTGCGGCTTCCTCTGAAAACTGCTTGAGTCTAGAGATATTGACATTGCCTTCTGTTTGCATGGCGGCACGGTATGTCTTGGCTGGTCGCTGATTCATTTTCTTTTCCTAAATAGCCTAGCAAAGAATCCAGGCGGGTTTTCAGTTTCGTAAGTCCACTCAATGCCCTTGTCCTCGAAGAACTTTTGTCGGACTTTCTTTTCAAGGTCTGTCTTTGCATCAAAGAAGCTGCTCCGGTATCCGTTTACAAAGAGTATCGCATCACCAATTACCCACGCCCCTAACAGTATTGCAAAAATTTCCATTTATTTCTCCTTTGAGAATTTTTTAGCAAGCGTTTCGTATTGCTTGCGATCACGCGCTTCTTGTTCTGCTTGTCTGTCTCGGGCTGCTTGCAAAATTGCTTCAAACTCTTCGTCAGTCTCTTCACGATAACCTTCTACATAGTATGTAGTGTATTCTGCATCGCTGTACTGTTCGAAATGTGTTTCGGGTTCGATTCTCAATTGTTCAAATTGATCACCGTGCTCTTCTTCAATTCTATCCATCTGTTCACGAAGATCTTCAAATGTAATGCCGTACTGAATTTCGATGTATTGGTTAAAGCTTTTCTGCTTGTTGATAGGAACCGAAATTCGATACCAGCGCTTCATTTTTTCATCCAGTCTGGTACGTCTGAGTGGGTACCGTTAAGCATCTGTTCCAAAATTGTTGCAGCCTTGGTCTCGTATGGAGGAAGATTTTCCAACTTTTCCAACATAGCCCGATGCTGCTTTCGATTTCGTATGCTTGCGGCACACTCAATTGTAAGATCATACAGGCCATCAAGTGCTTTGCGCAGTTCAAGATTGGGCGTTTGTTTCCGCTCATGATCAAGCTTTAGTGCGAATGCAATTAATTTGGTTTTTCGAAATAGAACAAATTTAGGTCTCATATTACTTCCTAGATTAAGCTCTGTATGTAGCGGAGATCTCCGCTACATACATTGGATACATTCTGGCAGCGATGCCTTGTCTGAAGAGAAAAAACTCAATCTCTTGTGTTGCACTGCCATGATACTGGATAGCGCTATCCATGTCAAGGTCAAAGGCTTCTGCGTCCCAACGGACTGCGTCAGCGCGGGTGATGTCATAATCAGCAACCATGCCCCCGATGCGAGTCTCGTACTCACGCTGAGCGTCAAGCTCTTGGCGGGCTTCATCAGCTTCGCGGTCATCCATTTCCTGAGTTAAGGCGTCCCATGTATCCAGCTGGGCTACATCAGACTGACCATTAAAGATCTCCATCCAACCTTGGCTGGGACGGAAACCACGTGCATCTTTATGTAGATCACTGATAAGTTCGAAATTTGTCATGTTGCTCTCCTTGGCTTACTCTTAGTTTATACAGTAACCCACTTGGGATGTCAAGCACTATTTTGATGTTCTTCTGAACTTCTTAGGATATTTCTTCCAAGCGACTGGATCAAGTCTGGACTCAACAATACCTCGTAATGCGTTGCATCAATATATGTAGTAAATAGATCCTTGCGTTTTTCCATAGACTCAAGTGTCAAGACACAATCATTCTTACCACCTACACCGGGCACGTTGCCTTGTGTGGTTACAAAATTTGTCCACCTGCCTGGCAGTTCAAAGTTACGAGCGTCTTGGATGATTTTTGATCGTGTGCCTACTTCTCTGTATAACGGATACCCAGGTGACATATATCTAATAATGTCCGCTGCTCGGCTGCCGCCCCAAGGGGCGCTAAGTGCAGATCCACCTATGCATTCAACCTGCTGTGAAAGATGTGCTCCATAGATTGATCCCATGCTGTGACCTACAATATAGACAGGTCCAGACTGTTTGACTGCCTCGATCATTTCTGCTAGATTGTTTTCAAATCCTGCAGATGCTGACCAGTCTATATTGATATAGCGAAATACAGGCAAGGCATGACGAATAAATTCAAATGAAGTATTTGTCTGGTTTGCACCGTGTATTAGTACAACGCTGGGTGTTATGCCTTGTTCTATGTTGTGTCTTGGCGGGTCGACCTCGACAGTGATTGGTCGAGGTGCCATCCACTGCCAAGGTTTGAATATGTTATGCATATCAGCCTTTTTTATTCACAAATAATAGATACTGCTCTGCAATCTTTAGCACTTCCTCAGATCCTGGAATTTTAGGAAGGTCGACACTGTGTACATTTGTGCCTTCATCGACAGTGCCCTTCATTTTGAGATTACCAAGTTCAAAATGGTAGTTATTAACAGCTTGTTCTTGTGCCATTGCGAGTATTTGTGTGCGGATCTCATAGCCAGTTGGTGTTGTTTTTACCTGTGGCATATGCTCTTGCATGTACTTGACAAACTCAAGTGGGTTTTTTGGATAATTTTCCATTGTATTTCCTATGTGTGTGTGTATGTAGCTAGCGCTACATGGGTATTTATCCACTAGTGAAATAACTGTTAGAATGTAGTGTAATTAACATACCTTGTGGTAGACGTCAAGTAAAGCTGAATTGCGGTCCGCTCCACATACCAAATTGAAACGCACCAGGCTCAAATATAAGATGAAGATTTCCACTACCATAATTTCCTAAAACTAATAACCATCGTCGACTTGTAGATATTACATCTATATTAAACCAAATATCTACAGTAACGGTTGATTTCCTGATATAGAAGAATTTGTAGATGTTGCATAAGCGCCTGCACCATTAAGATCAAACACGCCGCCGCTATTATTGCTATTATAAGTAGTATTTAATAATGTTGCATTGGTTTTACTTGGGCTAATATCACTCCAAGTAGGTCCAGTACCGGGATATGATTTTACATTAGCCGGATCTAAATGTAATACTAACCCATCACGTACTATAGTTGTATTATAAGACGTTCCCATTTATTTCTCCTTATACAACAATTAAGTGCTTAGTTACGTTATACGTTGTGTTGTTAGCCGAAGCGGCTGTTGCAAGTACACGAACATTTCCTGCATTTATATCTACATCGTATGTTGCTAACGGACTTGCTCCAGTATGAATAGCAACATATTCGGTGGCAGATGCTGTTGTTCCATTGTGGACAACCAGCAGTTCAGTAATATGAACTTCTCCTGTCACAGTATCTGTCGCTTGTATTGCAAATTTACCTGACGAATAAGAAGTTGCAACAAACGAAGCAATTGCCGTCTGTGTTATAGCGGTAGTAGAACCAGTCTCACCTGACAAATCAAACAGCGAGGTGACTGAAATGGTATTTGGTAACTCAACTGTGACAGTTGCTACACCACTTACATCCGTTACAGTAACCATTGAGCCAACAAAATTGGCCGTTGCACTTGTTACTACGGCCACACCTTCTTCTTGCCATGCAGTAGATCCGCCACCACCTGCTGCATCAAGTGTAAGTGTATTCCCTACATCATCATATGTTAGCGTAACATTTGTGCCTCCGACTAGTAATGCTGCAATGCGATCATCAACCCGTTCGTTTGTAAAATACTGGTTAACGCCTTCGCTTAGGTTGGTAGTTGACTTAGCTGTAAATGCTGAGTTAAATCTACTTTGGGTAAAGTAAAAATTTTGCCCCTCAGTTAGATCGGTAGTTGACTTAGCTGTGAGTGCAGAATCAAATCTTGCTTGGCTAAAGTATAAATTTGCACCTTCGCTCAAATCAGTAGTTGACTTAGCTGTAAATGCACTATCAAATCTTGCTTGAGTGTAATAAAGGTTAGTGCCTTCAGCAAGATCAGATGTCGTTTCACCTGTCAAATTACTTGCTATCGTAACAGTGGCAATCCCGTTGATATCTATTACAGACACGTTAGCACCTACAAAGTTAATATAGTTGGGCAATTCATTTATTATTATGCCTTCATCTTGAACACCAGTAGTAGTGCTAAACGCAAGGTTTTGAATGTCTGAAATTAATTTTTGTACATTCTTAACATTTGATCCCAATCTAGTGGTAACTAATCCAGGTGCCGGTCCACTTGAAGTGCTAGTGGCAGAATCATTTGCAATGGCAGCAAGTACCTGTGCGTCGATGTCTACTTCATTTAGCAATGTAGTGAGATCAGTTAGTGTATTTACTGGCATATGTTATATCCTTCGCCCTTTATTATATTTATGGTATTTATCCTATATTATATTTGTGACCAGTACACCTCAATTAGTTCTGATAACTGATTCTCGAAAGTTTCAATTGCGTCTGCAGTTGCACCATCTGTTAGCCATTGCTGTAATTGAATATCTCCATACAATTCAATTGTACCAAATTCTCCATTACGTATTATAGTACCTATAGGATCAGTATTGGTAATTTCTAATAGTCCGTCTCCGAGATCATTCCAAGCTGGGACAGGAGTATCTAATTCAATAATATTTAAATCAGGCTCTACTTCAAACTCGACTACGTCAAGGAATTTATGAAACTTATTTAGTGTACCTTGTGTGGCACGAGCTGTTATCTGTATTACAAACAAGTTTAGCCCGCTGCCGGCTAAGCCACCACCTGATCCGAGGTTGATGTATTCAATACGTTCGGAGTTAATCCACAGTGCACCGGAATCTGGTATATCGTTTACATCATTATCTAGTAGGTACATAAATTCACCATCTGGTGAAAGGCTTTTTCCTAGTAATTGCTTACGACTATTTTCAATACTGCTCGTCCATTTTATTCCATCAGTACCAGTATGTAATCTAAACGCTCTAGTTTCGGTTTCATCAACTGCACTACCAGCTGGATTAGTTTGTATGCGTATTTCAGCATAATCAAGTGGCTCCATGTCATATTCTTCATCTGCAACTTTGCGCACAATACCATCACGCAACTTACTGTGGAATGGCTTGACTTCTGTAATAAAGTCAAAGAAGTCTTCCGGGCTTTCTGTGAAATATTTGTTGTATTGCTTTTCTAGCTGATCTTGAACAAGCATCTTGAAATAGCTTGTCTTTACAATCCAATCTACTTCTTGTTGCTCAGCCAAGACATACTTGGCCATATGGAACCATAAATCAGTATAGTATGAACTGCGCTGGCCGGACCAAATACGATTATAGAAGCTTGAGAATATCTCTACTGTTACAAGGCTAGAGCTCTTGTCCCATTCTCGTGTATCCCAGCCTTCTACATCCCAACCAGTGTCAGCTTGTGAATTATCCCAAAGCAAGTTATTAAATCTAATGGTGCCACGCTCTTTATAAATTATCGTCCATGCACCAGACTCATAACGCCACACACTGCGACGGTTTCTGTTATCAATATCATTACTGCGCTCAACTTGTGCAATTGCGCCTTCCATAATGGAATCCAGGTCAGCCAAATCACCGATAAACTCTACAAAATAATCGCCTACCCCGCGCTGAAATTTAAATCCATCACGTGACCAATCTGCGAAATTCCAATAATCAGTTAGATCGTACTCGAGGTCACCACGACGTATAACTCTTTCAAATTCACCCTGCCAATCAATATCACTGTTGAGTAGATTTATTCCTGACAGCTGGTCATTTATCTTTTCTACTAGAGCGCGGCGGGCAGCTTCAAGATCAACAAACCAAGTCTGGTGTGGCCTGGTTTCAATTCCATAGCGCACGAATGGATGCAGTTCAAGATCTGGTATCATTTGTGGAGTTCTAATACTAACTGTGTCATTACCATTAAAAATTCCATCTGGGTTAATTTCATCTGCTTCAAGTATCATCCATGAATTGCCTGTTGTAGTGTCAGGATTTGCAGGTTGAAATAGACCTGCAGATGATGTTGCCAAATAAGCACGGTAAAAATCGCCATTTGCGCTCTGAACTACATCGCCAGGTTGATATTCAGTCGTGTCATTCCAGAATGTCCATTCCACAATTTCTGTATCTTGAGTAAATCCTGCAAGACTATCGCGCAGGCTGATATGCAACCATTCTGGTATAAGCTGAACAGGATCGTTTTCTGCCAGCAAAATAAATTCCTGATGATAGTCGCTTTCATTTTTATCAAAATTGACTTGCATTACAATTTCATCGTATCCTAGTGCTTTGGCAAGACTACTAACCAACAAGGTATTATCACTAGTTGCTGCAATCCAATCAAGTTGCTGTGATTCAGGATCTAGAATGATATCTGCTATCTGTAATACAGAATAAATTCTGTTTAAATCAGGCGTTGTGGTCTTATTTCTAACCCAAAAGTAAAAATAAGTCTCAGTCTGATTTGTATTTCGGTTCACCTCAATTTCTTCAGACCAGTTATATTGTACTTCACCATATTGATCTACAATTACATACGGTGAACCTGACAGCTCTGTACCATCAATTACAGTACCTGCTTCCGCGGCAGCAAGATATTCATCAGGTGTAACCGGGCTCTTGGTCCATTCGTACACATCTATTGTTGATGTTGGGAATAGCTTGCCCCAATATTCTTGACGATAGGCTGGCGTGCTTTGATCATAATCGAGGTAGATAGCGTTACTTAGATCCCACCATACAGTGCCTACTTTTTCCTGTCCCCATGCTAAATTGTCACGGGTCTCAGTATCAATATCTGTTGTGTTATTATAGTAAGCGTAATCAACATCACTGCGTATATCAATCTCACGGGCAGCGATTCCAGGGATAATTCCTTTAAGTGGATCAAATACTTCAAACCTTAATACAGTCTCTTCTGTTTTATTACTAAACAGTACACCATTTTTAATTTTTGAGTTGTCAGTCTTTTGATCTTCAAGTCTTACTAGTTCAGTTTCAAGTCCAAACTCATTCCGAGATACACGATATACAGCACCGCGATTTTGACTTACACCATCAATTTGATACTCGTCAACATATACAAGTGTACTAGAGCGAATACCCAATGTACCTTGAGAATATTCGCTATCTGATAATTGAGATAGTTCTTGTGTACTAGGGAAGCGAACTGAACGCAATGGTATTACTTTTCCAGTAAATCCCTTTTCTTCAATATAACGATCAATATAAAAATCACGATCACTGTCCGTTCTAGTGATTTGATGAATTCCATCAAGACTGGGAACACAGCTTGAGTTGATAATTAACACATATTCGTCGGCACTTAATGTGTGATCCTTATCGCAGCGTATTAATGCATCATCACCAGCTTCAGCACCAGCACATATTTCAAGCACGCCAATTTCAAAATCTATCGTCTTTAATACATTATAACGATTACTTGTGGTAAGTGAACCACTCGGGTCACTGCCAACATTATCAATTATCCAGATATTAAAATCTGCTGGCTCAATTGTTTTAATCCAGTTAGTCAAATTGAATGCATTTTCAACTTCATCACTAATTGATTCGTATGTAGTTTCACTTAAACCTATTTCACTATTAGCGGTACCATCACCTATTACCAATGTTTCACCGATATAATTTAAAATTAGTGTACCTTCAACTTGACTTGCAGTTAAGTTAGGTATTGCCGCATTATTAATTTGTGTAACTACATCACCAATTTGCAAGTCGACTGGTACAGTGGTAGTGTTTGTAGTAGCAATATAAGAGCCAGCATTTATTAATAGATCACTATTGGCACTGCCATTACCTATTACCATTGTCTGATTCGTACTTTGGATTCGTAATCTGCTATTAATAATTTGAGCAGTTACTCCTGGTATGAAAAAGTTATTTATTTGAGTTACGACCTCTGACAATGTTAGATTTTGAGCCACAACCTGAGTGGATCCACTTGTAATTTCATCTTGATCATTTTGGTCAAACCCTAATTGGTTAGTGCTGTCAACTACACCCAGTCGGTATCCATTTGTATTATTTACTCGTTCAATATTTACTACATTATTATCAGCAAATACCGAAATATTACTTGGTGCACCGTTTGCTATTAACGACGCATTAAGTTTGTTTACAATTTCACTTAATTCGTCAGTTACATACTCAGTTGAATTTGGTACAGCAATTGGCAGTGCCAATGTAATATCTACGCTACCGTTTGTTTCAAGATAAAGAACAAACTCAGCTAGACTTTCATTAGCCACAGTCGAATTGATATTATTATCAAGTAAACTGTTAACTGTACTAAGAGCATTATCAAAATCGGTAATATCAGCAGCAAGCCAAGTAGTTCTTCCATTTACCATATCAAGTTGCGTCAATGAATTAAATCCAGTTACATCAAATAGCAAATCTAGATCAATATCAATTAAATTACGAGCTGCAAATTCCCAAGCACTTCCTGAATTAGCCAGCACCTGTTCACCAAGGTATTCAGGATTAATAAATGTATCAGGATTTTGAGTTTGATCAAAGTAACCGCCAATAAATGTTTCCCAGTCACTGGCAGTATTAAGTATACTTAGATATTCAGTGCGCAGTGCTTCTAGTGCCGTAATACGGGCAGTTGCTTTTTGGTTTGCCACAATGGCAGTAATATTTGTCAATTGATCAAACGCATTTGCTATAATTGATTGACTAATTTGAGTAGGTTTAACTTCATCAAATATAGTAACAATATTGGTAAGTGATCCGCCACTAGTATTTGCATAGCCTATTGTAACTGCTTTTCCTGGTCCATTAAGAATTTCAGGATTAAATACGTTACCAATCAAAGTAATGTCTGAATAGGTAGTTACGGTAGCTGTTTTAATGAAGTCAATATTGACACCGTCAATTATCAGTCTATCACCACTGGTAACTGGTGATGGAATACCGGTACTATCTACAAAAATTGAATTAAAGTTAACGTTTTGACTTAGCTTAGTGAATACAACTGTTTCTCCATTTGCAATAAACGTTGTGCCATTTGGTACTAGAGGTCTAACCTGTGTACCGCGCACAACAATGTCATTACTAATAATTGTAATTCCTGTTGAGTCAATACCAAGGCGATAAACTTCACCACTGAATCGTACACGATCGTCTTTTACATAACTGGTAACAGATGACCAATTTGGTATTAATGCATAATCTTCAGTTGGACTATATACCGTATCGATATTATCGATTGTTTTTAAGAAATAATCAATTTCTGTTACGAGTGGTAATCCAGAACTTTGTGTAAAGGTTTGGCGAATTTGTTGTGCTGCAATACTTGTGTTATTGAGAGGCAGCAAATCATACAAGTCAAACGGTGTATCAAAGTCACCACTGATAGCATTTTTTGAATTTTTATGTAAATCAATTATTAAATCAGAACTACTGTCGCTGCGAAATTCTGAGTTAAATCTAAAGTGCTGTGGGTCTGTTTTGACAGTATTCGGATCAACTTCGAATTGAATTGGATCGCGTTGGGAAATATCTCCATAATCACCCATGCGCACCATCCATTCTTCATACAATGAGTGCTCAAATCCTGAGCCAAAGATATTCTTGTTGCGAGCCATAGCTGCTATTGATTCAGGTGTACCCTTATACTTGCGAAGGCCTTGTTCAAAGCGGTAAGCGCTCTTGTCGCTAACGAACAAGTTGGTCATGTAAGTTGGTTTACTGTACCCTACGTTGTAGCCAATTGTCTGGCGTGTCAAACGTTCTAGTGCCTTACTTTCACTTGTTACCCATTCAGTCTCTAATTCATGAACACTGTTTTCCATGTTAAGAACCAGACCGCGGTCTTGTACAAGATATCCAGGCGCTTCAACACGTCCATTCCAGTTACGAGTTATTTCACCCAATACACGGGCGCGGTTTTGTCCAACACCAAGCGCAGGCTGATAAATTGGATCATTGAATGTAGTTATATTGTCTATTGTAACTATATGCTCAAATTCCACAACACGAACACCGAGGCCGTAAATACGGTCATCACCATTCTTTAATGTATATTCAGTTGTTGTATCATCACGCAATACTTGTAATTCGTTACGACGAATGAGTTTTAGTTTTGAATCAAGCACATTTGGTACACCATCATAATTGATGTCAACCGTTTGTACAACGCCACTTTCACCTTGGTGGTAAATTAATGTGTCATCAATACCATTTACAAAATGGTTATCAGTTTGCTTGTTGTCAAGTGCCCATAGTATTGCCTCACGTGCCTCAATTTCCCACTGAGTAAACGCTTCGAAACCTAGAGATTCGTAATACTTGCCTAGTCCTAGTAGGAATTGATATAAATCCTGTCGCTTGCGCAATACAGTACGATATGGTGTGCGACTGACTTCGTTTCTCCAGTTCAAGTGTTTAACGACTTCAGTGTTGCCAACAGCGATGCTTACGCAATTTCCCGAAGTTGATGGAGCAAAATAGTTGAATACTTTACTGTCTAGATCAAATCCGTCAATGCGATAACCTACATCTAATTTTTCAATCTTTACACCAGAGTAAAATAATGTCTTGACAGGTGCGTTTCTATCTAATAATATATCATAACTAGTTTGTGGTACACGAATCAGTCCGCTTTGATAATCACCATCAATGTCGATGTTGATAATACGTTTATCGCTAAATCCACCCAAGTGCATCATATATGAAAGTTCTAGATTATCTAGTCTAGTTACAAGATCATTTGTATTAGGGCGGCCTGTGCGCCATTCTTCAGCTGGTAGGGAGTTGAACCCCAAATGTGTAACTATGAAATCAAAATCAATTTGATATTCTAATTCTGCACCAGATGAAGTAGGTGGTCCTAGCACTAGGGCGTTAGGTGCATTTGCAAATCCACGTCCTGGGTTTGTAATTCTTACATTTGTAACCTGACCATCTTTTAATAGTGGAATTGCAGTAGGCGTACGATAATTTGTCGATTCTGTCTGGAATATAACAGTCAAGTAATTATAACCCAATCCTGGTTCAACAACCGTGATCTTGGACACAATACCTTCTGTTATATTTTGGTTATGCATTTCAGTTATATGTTTACGCTGGAACGTTTCAGAATCAATCCATTGGTCTTGTGTAACTGCGCGATTAATGTACCAACTATCAAGTGTCCAAAAGCTTTCGTGTGTTCTATACGGCTTCAATTGCAAGAACACCTCAGCTAGGGCATATAGATATTCACTACTCTTACGCCACACGTTTTCGACATCACTCCAATCGCCAAATACAAAATCACGGCTTGCGTCAACTGGTGCAGGCGCACCAATTACATTTGCAGTAACTGGTGGATTCAACGTTGCAGTCCCATCATCAGTGACCAAGATATCTGTCGTCCAATTATAATTTGGTCGAGCATACCTAATATCAATGTGATTTGGTGTTGCTGCATTACCTGTTATGCCGTTCTGCAATGCATTGAGTAATGCATCACGTTTCGGTCCAGCTGTCCAACTATATGTGTCTTTCCACCAATTTGGCCTTACGAAGTGACCTAACATTTCCCATGGGTGTGTATGTGGTCGGTCCGTTCCAAAATTGTAAACATAAAGTGAACGCCAGCTACCTAAATTAGGACCAATTGAATTATAGTTCCATGTAAATTCATCTCCAGCATCATAATTATTTTGGTCGATTTCTACAACGTTATTACGGACTGCCCAACGGTTATACCAGTCATCCAATCTTGAGTTTAGATCATCAATGCTGTATGAAAATTCACCAACTGGGTTAGGATAAAATTCAACCATTGACAATCCTAAATCTTGATCTACAAAGTGACTGTCAACTAGATTGTTAAAGACTCTTAATTCAAAGTCTAGTAGCGCCGCAGTAACCACATCAAATCCATCGCTGAAGAAATCAGTAACAGTGTTGCCACTCATTGTATGTCTACTACCATCATGCCCAATTAGTTCGCCGTCAACTATTTCCACCCGTGTTGGCTTAAAAAAGCCCAATTTAACTGCACTAAACGGAACGTTGCTAATCTGTTTATAATCGTACCAGCGCACGGTCAAAATTGCAGCCGTTGTTGGATCTCTTTCTCCACCCAACTTGATAACGACATTGTCAGGACCTTCTACTACATTTTCGATATTATTAATAACATTTGAGCTACCCAATACAGCTGGAGGAATAAAGATGGATTCACCATCAGTGTAATACTGACGAACGGCTTCTAACGGACGTTCGTATCCAATAGGAGCATTATCTCTGAAATCTTCTAGAAATACTTGGATGTGATTTTGCGTGTCACCATAACGGTTAATTGGTTCTGGTAACTTAAATTCAGTTACACCTTCCTCGTTAATGATATAGGTAATACTGCGAGCCTGTTTGTAATACAACATATCACTATGTGCATACTTAAATCCTTCATTCTTACCGATGTTGATATCTGTTAATGCACGATCTACGATTTCACGTACATTGTTCCAGCTTTCAGTTGTCCATAGCTGACGTACTTTGTTCTTAAAGTATTGCTTGAAATCTGCATAGTCTTGACTAAAGGTCTTTAATGCACGAATTGGATTAATATCTTCTTGATCCAATAGATGCTGTACGTTTTTAGTACGGAATATTTGCTGTCTAATTAAACCATCATATGTATTCAATCGCATAGTTTTATGGTAATTATTTTGTCCTAGTAATTCACCATTAAACCCAGGCATTGCTGACATTTGACGTGTTAAGTGATTAATAAGATCGTCATATCCTGCCACCTCAAAAGGATTATTATCACTGTTATAGAAGTGCACTGGTGCAACATCATATACGACATTTTGTAAATCTGCATCTGCAATATAGCTGAGTTCAATTACGTCATTTTCAGTCATTGATATTGTAACGTCAAGAGTAGTACCAGTTATAGTGTAATCAATATTTTCGCGCAAGTTTTGTCCATTACGACTTAACCTAATTCGCTTTTGGTTATCATTGTTTAAGAATATCTCACCCAAAACAGTATTATCATCTATTCTACGATATATTACTTTATCATAGATATAGTCACTATTGACACGGAATGTCTTGACAGTATCTGTACCTGTGTACGTGATATCATTATCAATATCTCCATATGGATTAACCATTTCGATTTTGCTTGCCGGGTCAGCAATTAAGTCATTGATTGTATAATCAGTATCATACTTAAATACAAATTCCGGGTTTTCATGACCGACTGGAGTACGGTCAATATAACTGTGCTCATACCAACGGAATTTACCATTTTGTAATGAAACTGTATACTCAGTGCTGTATTCTATATTTGTCGTGCCAAGCTCGAAGGAGATTGGAGTTTCACCATCATATACCTGTGTCTGTATAAGTGGGACACGTTGGCCGCCGCGCACGTTACTCCATCCATTATGGTATTCATCTTTTACCCAATTACGGAAAAAGTATTGGCCTTGAATTTCTTCAGTTGCTTCTACTGTAATATTTTGGTTATAGCGTCGATTACCAAGTGACCATTCAAATTCGAAATTACTGAAGGATCCTTGATCTGTAAATGTCGGACTTAGTCCTAGTTCACGATCATATCTACTAGCAGTGCTGATTTTGTATGTGAACACTGGGTCACCTTGGAAGTCGTTATCGAATCGATTACCCAGATATTCTGTGTCCTGATCATACAGATTAAATAATGGTGCAGACCCACGAGTTGGTTTATTCTGAGATGTGCTCCATTTTTCACCTTTAAAGCAATAAATCAATCCTTTCTCTGTACCCTTACCAACAACGACATAATCATCTTCTTGGTAGGTATTATATGGCGTTAATGTTATACCTGTACCTACACCAGAAACTACGTATGCGTTAGAGAAAAATTGTGTTTGAGAACCAATACCACCAGGTGCCTGTTTAGCAACTAGTACAATATCACCATTTTGTACAGCATTTTCGCTGTCAATTAAATAGCTGTCAACACCTGACAGAAGTAACGTTGCTTGGTCAAGTGTTATTACGTAGTCAACTACTTCTGCAAAGTTTTTGCATGAATCATATAACTCTATATCTGCATAAAATTCAATAATAGGTCTATCTGCACGAGTACGTACATTTACATATGCCTCAAGATCTAATTCATTGAATTCTACCGCAGCGCGTAACGCATGTATACTAAACCAATTATTTGATCGTGCCCAAGGGTTTTTATCTCGGGCCCAACGTTCCATTACTATAAAGCTTTTATTAATAATTAAATCGTGTCTAGTAGCTGACGTTACAATATTGTATTCTTCAAAGTTGGAAACACCATCCCATAGTGTAGAATCCCAAGGCTCGCCATCCCAGCCTGCGCGAGGTTGTATATAATATGGTGTTACTTGCGGGAATAGGTCAGCACCATCTCCTCGTTTAACTTCTAATAATTTGATGCCGCCTTCTCCGCCTACATTTTCAACGTAGTAAACGGAATCCAATGGATAATCTCCACTTGAGCTTGTTACAAAATTGCCTGAAAAGGTTATACGTAACCCTGTTACAAATTCAATACGCTTATCATTCAAAAGAAATGGTGTTGAGTACTGTGAACGTGATACAATGTCGTCAATATCAATCGGGCCAGACTCAACCGCTTCAATTACTACTAATGGTACATCTCCTTCAAGCCAGTAGTAGTTTGAATAATTTACAAACATATCAGAGTTGATAGGCAAGTCTAACACATATCCCGGTTCACTAAATACGCGGTCGTGATTAGATAAATCTGCACCAAGCCCTTGAATTCGGTCTAACCAATTAATATATGATGTGGTTTGAGCAGCTTGATTTCCGATTTTGCTTACAACGCCAGGTTGGAATTGATAATTTAAGCGATTCGCAGTTGATTCAGGCCGGAACAGTTCATTATCAGGATTATAATTACGTCCAGCAAGACGTCCCCAATAAGCATCAACACTTTGGGTACTTCCGCTGCTCAACAGTTGATTTACTGTTGCGCCAAAGAATCTCTGTAGTGATTCAGTACGATTGATAATTGGTAAAAATTCACTGTAATCTTGAATATTTTGATCAAGATTGACTTCTGAGCTCGTTGTGAAGTTCTTTACGTCTGTTGGGTCGGCACCGTAGTCTTTAGCCATATTCTTACCTTATAATGTGTTTAATGAGTCGACAATGTCAATGTCGCGTAGTGTTACGTCTGGGATGAATAGTTCGTTACTGTTGGGGGTAATCTGAAATAAATCTCCAAATACACTGCTAGTTTGAATAGGAACAATAACCATGCTACTAATAACACCTGGCAATTCCTGATGTATGTATGCACTAAGTTCAGTAAAGTAAAATACTTCGCCAAAATCCCAATTGTCAATATTAAAAAATTCATTAATTGCAGTCAAGATTCTTGACTTTATTTCATTATCTGTTAATGTTGTTCCTGACACTTTCACAATCTTAAATTTTCCTTGTAGTTCAATTTCAGCTAGTTCACCAAAAAGAACTCTATATTCTGCGGCGCGGTATATAATAGAATCGCTTACTGCTTTCTTACTCTCAATGCTTGCAAACTGTGCAGCAAGATCAATCTCTGTAGGAGGTTGAGGACGAGTTGCAGCAAGACGACTATTAGATGTCCACTCTCGATATTTAGTATCATAATTTTGGTTAAGAACGAAAATATCAATAATATTTGATAGGCTGGGATCAATTCTGAAATTACTGGTTGAGATTCGACGCCAAACAAATGCAAGATCTTGTCTGCCTAGAGTAGGAGTACCTGTATCACTTAATACTGTATACTCATGGCCATCTTGATTTGCAGTGTCTAAACGAATAATATCTGTCCCTACAAGTTTTTGAAATGCTAATGGATCATCAGGGTAATTGTCGTTGTCAATATCGGCAATAGTAACGATTACTTTGCGATTATCTGTATATCCATCTGCCCCTGCATAATAGCGATATGTGTAAAATGGTAAAGACTCACCAATTGGATAAAAGCTTCCTCCCGGAAGCGTGTTTACACTATTCACAACGACTCGATCTCGGTCTGGTTGATTTGTATCTTGATTAAATCGACGTTTGCCGTTTTGATTGAAGAATCTAATTCGATCTTTACTGCCAAATACAATTCTAGAACGTCTTGATACAATAGACCATGAGTTTGCTGTGTAATCTACCCTAATAAGCCAACTTTGATCTAGGTTGTTGCTTGTCTTATTCCCAGCATTAGCTAAACTAAAATTGTCAGGACTATTGAGGTTTACTGGAGGAAGATCTCCTGCCGCGACGATTTTCCACTCAGCACTAGCAGTATCAAATCGTAGACCAAATGAATTAAGTGATCTAATATCATTTAAAATAGACTCTTTTTCACTAGTGAACACTGATTTATATGCAGGGAAAATTTTACTTATCCGTGCCGTGTTTGCAATACTTTTATTCAAGATTACAGCACCCTGCCCTTTGGGTGACAATCCTGTAGGATTACCATTGCGGTCAATTATGCCTTGGCCTTCGTTTACAATATCAACTACTCTGGCCCAGGTACGTTTTGCATCTGTTGCACTTGCTACCGCTCTTGCACCACTACCACTACCACCAACTATCTCAACAGCAACTGGATTTTGATAACCGCTGCCACCGTTTGTTAGTGTGACTGCTACTAATTGACCGGCACTTGTGGTTGCAACTGCTGTTGCGCCTGTGCCTGTTCCTCTTATTACTACAGATGGAGTGCTAGTGAACCCCGTACCTTTATTGATAACCGTCAAAGTGTCACCAGCTTCACCTAGTGTTCCAGAATTATATGGAGTTTCAATGAATTCAATTATTGCTCCTGGCTTGGCTGCATTTAACTCAGTTGTTGATGTTACACCTGTTTTTTGAATTGTACTGTCACGGGTCAAGTAACCTGTTGAACCACGATAGCCGCTTGTAATCTGCTGCCACTCATAACTTGATGCCAAGTTATTAAACGGAACGTCGTTTACTTGATACTTGCTGTAAAATAGATTGATAATCTCAGGGTTTTCAATTAAGTCAGCTATGTAACGTTCATAAATCTGCTCTGCACTTAAATCACTTGGCAGGTTCAATGATGAACGATATGTTATGCCTTCACTATAAATGTAGCCATCATCTGACAAAATATCGACATTTTGATATGTCGCTGTGGGATCCTGTGGACGGATGAAACGACTGTGCCCAGTGTATGTGCGGTTAATAGCTTTAATCTTTTGTACGTTTTCGCTAACAGATAACGGATACACGCTGTAATCACTTGCTGTGATCATACGGTCCTGTGTAGCAAATACACGGCCAGCGTTGTTCTTGATGCTTGTCACGCTCTCCTGCGCACTGGCATTCGTAATCGGTTCCTGTAGTTCACATGTGAATGTTGCTTTATATGTGTTGTTGTCACCTGCCTTATAATCAATACTAAACGTCACGGTACCAATATCATCACCGTCAATTGTGTAAGTTTGGTTAACGCCTGTACGGTACCAAATACGTATAACACCACGAGGAATTTCACTAAACACACCATCACCAAATTGGATATTGATGTTATCTTGATCTAGAGTCTTTACTGTGTACAGTTTACGCTTATCTTGACGAATGTTATTGAATACAGTGTTTGCCCCGAACCCACTATCAACTCTGGTCCATGTTGTTTTGATCGATCCATCTGTGTTGATTTCTTGTACATGAATGTCACTTTCGTTTACATTTGTCGTACTCAAATCAACAATTAGATTACTAATTGCCTCATCAGCGTTGATGTCTTTATACTGTAATGTGCCCTGCTTAAATCCCACAAAGAATCCTGTGGAATCACTGCCTATACCTTGTCCGTCATTTTTATATACAACATTAAAACTTGACTGCGGATCTGGCTCAGATTCTGCTAGCTGTTTAGTCATATTGTTAACGTCTACACCATGTATTTCAAATGGGCGGCGGATACCATTTATCTCGCCCCGCACATTGAACACAACACTGCGGCCGATTACTACGTTAGTTGAATAAATATCATTCTTGACATTTCCAATTGTTATAGTATTATTTGGACGACCAAATTTGTTTGTCTGATTTAGAGCTTCATTCATTACAAGAAGAAAATTTTGATATGTATCTTGAAAATCAATTGTTGTGTTCTTTAGGTTGTCACCATTGATATCAAATACGTCTTGTGTTGTGCGTATAGCAATAACCTTTAGCTGTCCTCGCGCAGGGCGATGGCGGCTGGGAGTGTATCCCAAAAAGTCTGCAATGCGTAGCACACTTGCGCGGCGTTCTGCTGTGCTTAAAAAATTCTCGCGTCCTGCTTGGTCAACACGAAATGCCAAGCTGTGCGCAAGGAACGATAGGGTTTCGATTATTGCAACAAATTCACTTGACTGAATCCAGTCATTGAAGTTTTCTGGATATTTTTGTTGGATATAGTCTACCAACGCACCACGGATTGTATCATAATCATATGCTTGGAAGTTTGCTTGCTTAAAACTGTCGTAAACAATACGGTAGTCTTCTGCTGCAAAAAGGTTACGTTGTCTAATAGATTGGCTCATGTGTTATATCTCTTCTGAGTTGCGGTAATCAAGTACCAGTTGTTCTTGACTTAAATCTGGAACATATGTAAGTTGCACTGTAATTGTAAGGCGTTGCTCGCCCTCTTGTATCCTGTAATCACGTAAATTCCACCGTGGATCCAGATCGATTATTGTACGTACATCTTCGTCCGCTGCATCAATTACTAACTGATCGAACGGTTCAAAAATTAACTCTGGCAGTATGCTGCCAAAGGCTGGATTGCCCAGCCTTTCACCTTTACGTGTATAAAAATGGTTTAGCAAGTCGCGAATCGCTAACGCCTTATCTTCAAGGGTCTTTGTGCCTGTTCGCTTGCCTACTGATGAAAATCCAATGAATGATGTCATACATGTATTTATGTTGTAGAAATACTCACTTTTTGCTTGACATCCCGGACGTCTTGTTGTATAACTGCGGAGTAAGCTGGAAAAGGAGATACAACATGATTTTACATATTGATACAGCCGGAGAGCAGGCACTGCGTGACGCAGGGTTTGCAGTACCACAAAAGCCAATTCCCGGCAAAGTGTTTTATTTCGACATTGAAGTAGGATTTGTCGACAATTTTACAGGTTTGGTGGTGCGTGACGAATATCAAGACGCTGTACTCAAAGTTATTGAAGTTTCAAAAACTTCCCCAATGGGCATTTGGAACCCGCCACCTTACGCTCGTGAAGTTATGTCAAAGACTGCGGAGTAGACTGAGCTACAATACGTCGTTGACGTAATTGACTCATACCAGGTAAAAATGAACCAAGCTGGCGGTAGTATACAAACTCCGCCTGCTTCTTTTCAAATTCATTAGAGATACCATTGACATACGATTTTCTTAAACGTTGGACGCCTTGAATATACTGCTGGTTCCTAGATTTGTCATATGTATAATCAGCTAAATTAACTACTCTTGCCTCTGACCTGCGCAATTCTGGATTTACATTTCCACGGGATAATATATCAGCTATTAGATTTTGATTGCCTGATTTAACAGCACTAGCTAAATCGTATGTACCTTCTTGTGCTTCAAGTGTGCGCCATGTCCCAGTATCAATATAAAGGCTGAGTAGTGCATCAAATGTTGTTTGGTTAATTCCAACCACTATGTTTAACAATTGTATTTGTAGTTTACGCTGTTCATTTCTAATAAAACCTACCCATTCAGCATACGCTTCTTCTTCAGTATACCCTTGCTGTTTGTCAGGGTCTCCAATACCATAACCAATTTCAAATTCACCACTATTAGGATTCACGTTACGCACCCCTGACCATGATACGTTTGATGTTATAAGATCAATTATACCTTGACTTGGTATGACAGAGGAGGTAGGTATATTAAAGTTTTTTGCAAATTTATCTTGTACTGTAAAAGTTTCCCATTGGATAGATCTGTTTCTAGGTGGAAATTTTAACATTGTTAAACCCCCCTAACTCGTTGAGGACCAGTGAATTTACCAGCTATATGCTTGTCTATTGTAGATTTTGCATAGACTGGTACACTAGGGTATTTGTAACTACTGCCCCATCCTGCGCGGCCACCAGTTCGGTTATCAAAGTGCAAACTTCCTCCATTATATACACCAATTCCCCGGATTCCTGCGCGACTTGCTATTTCTACTAGACGCAGTCTATCATTATCAGATAGTCCACCACTACTTATGTCAACTGCTTTACCTAAAATGTGTTGACTTTCTTTTGCCCCTTTCTTTAGCTTATTGTAGGCGCTGTCTCTATGTCCACTTATAATAACCAACGGTCTACCAAATATCTTAGCAACCTTTTCAACAATTTCAATTAATGCAGGATCAATTTTTTTATCAACATTGCTATTAAACCGCAACCATCTACCATCAAAAGTAGATGGGTCAAAGTCATTTTCTCCAGTCTGATTATCACTATCACCTGAAGGGACGTTGTCATAAGTACTTACACTTGCCCCACGTGAATCAGACGTTCTAAAATCTAAATGGCCAGACCATGGCTCTGCTTCTGGTACTCGTCGTGCTATGCTTTCTGTGACACTGGTGTTTGACACTAATTGAGTAACGTCAGGTACAGATGCAGCAAGTGCTCCAGGGCCATTCATATCAATTCTTGCGGCCGATTCACGATAGTTACCTGCAATTCTGAGATTGCCGTTTCCATCAGCCTGTAAATTCATGTTTGCAGCACATTTCATATTAAACGAACCGTTTGCAGCTTCCAGTTTGATTCCTACTGCACCTAGTGATTTAAAATTAATATTTCGGGATGCTTGCAGATTAAAATCTCCACCACAGTGCACATTAAAATCACCTTCAGTGTGGTAATTTATACTTTTTGCAGCATATATATCCAAGTCACCAAGTCGGTTCATCTCTATCCATACATTGCCTTCACGGTTAATAATATACGTAAATCCGTTTGTGTCATCCATTAAAATTTGTGCGCCACCTGCGGTGCGAATTCTCGCACCAAGTCCAGTACTATCTTCAAGACTTCCGTCATCAAGAACAATGGAGTGTCCTGCAGGACTACTAAATCCACTTGTTCTTGATGACGGGTCCCGTGTAGGACTACTATTATTTTGGCCACGCAGGATGTCATCCTCTAGTCCTTGGGCGCGAATTCTTGCCGCTTGAGGATGTTCATCTGGTAAATCACTTTTTGAATCAGAAGTTTTTGATGGGGTTTGTGCCAATGTTTCCTTTCCATCTGCAGTTTGACCTGTAATAGCACCAAGAGCATTCCGAAAGGTTGACGGATTAGGTAGAACACCCAACACAATACCACTGTGCGTATCTTCACCGAATGCAACTACTACTTCGTTATTAAGTTGTGGTGGACTTCCTAAAAATCCATAAGTATTCTGACTTACAACACCAGTTGGGCCAGCAGATGGAGGGGTGTTCCCTCCGGACGGAATTATCATTCGGCACCACATTGCACCTTTGTATTCTTCAGAACTTACATTGCCGCTAGTCACTTGCCCTGGTTTAAAGGTACCATAAAATTTAGCAATTTGTACTTGTACTCTACCTTCTTTATTGGGATCTTCGTTGTTGACCACAATACCACGGTATATGCCGGCAGGAATTTTAAGCCCTTTTTCCATGCTATTTTGGTTAAAATGATCTCTTACTTTTCGACTTCTTGTATCTAAATTGCGTGCCATTATTAGGGTCCTATTCTTAATCCAGCATCTTCTTGGATCTGTGCAAAATCTCAGTCGCGAGCAGCGATGTCAGCAAGACCGGAATTTCGTATTGCAACATCATCATTTACTAACTGATTCCAAATAGTTGAAGTATTTGAAGCCATATCACGAGTTGCTTTAAGATGTTGTGTGAACTGCCCATTTTGAAACCGACTAATACAGTTCAACACCCTGAATATCCCACTTAGTTGATAATCAGGACTAGGAGGTCTTCTACCTGTCGCATCTTCTTCACTGACTGGTAGACCAACATTTAAGAAAAAGTTAGCTGAACCTGACTCATAATTTACCAAATCATCAGTGTTTTGGGTAAGATTTGTGAACGAGCTAGGTACACCCATCCAATAAGGGTCTCCGCGAATACCTAATTCTATAGTATGAAAATCTGCTGATGTTTCCAAATTAACTTTGACTGCGCCTGCTTTAAGTGTACCACTTTTTGTATCATTGTCACTTCCCGACGCATCTTGACCGCCTACAGCATCTTGAACCCAACGCAATTGGTAGGAAATTTCTTGTGGATTTAATCCGTATTCTGATTGTAAAAATGAGATTTCCTCTTGTATGGCTGAATTAAGAACTGTGCGTTTGTTTTCATTGATTACTCGTTGAGCACTTAATTCTGTTGCACCTTCTGGACCATTCAAATTGGCTTTGGCAGCAATCACATTTTGTGCTGCAACAGAAAGTTCTTGTTGCATTGCACCAATTTGACTCAATCTTGATATCACTTCTTCGCCATCTTTCAGTATTACTGGGCTTTGAACATCAGGGTCACCAAAATAACCTTGACCGTATGGTAAAATCTCGTAATACGAAAAATTAAAATCCATTTCAAGATCTAGAATTTCAGTATTGCGTCCAGTATAAATGTAATCATAACGCTTGCGTAAATATCCATTCGAAATTAAATTTTTAATTCTATTAGACTGTATAGAAGCATTTGTAATGCCACGTGAATATAGACCACTATCAATTACCATTCCGGTCACAGTATAGGCTTTAAGTTTAAAAACTGTTGTTTTAGAATACTCTCCTGCGAGTACGTCGAAATCTCCAAATTCAACATTTGTTAATACCTTCATAAAAACAGGGAATGAATCTAATTCTATATTTTCAGCAAATTCAGTTGGAGACTTTCTAGCAAAAGTATTATTGCTGCTTGATTTTCCTTGCTCAACCAAAATATTTTTGTATTCAGCCGTTAACTGCAACACATAGGAAAAAATTGATGAAATGTCTGAACCGTTATTGACTGTTACCTGTAATTTAGGGCTTCCTTCTGGAAGACCTATAAAGTTTGCAGTTCCTACAGAAAACGGGTTATCAAGAACTTGAAAGCGCCAATTTTTCCAACCCGCAGCTGAGTCATCAAACTCAAATCGGACCTGAGCTGGATATTGATTTGCAACAGGATTGGTTGCCCATAAATCAAGCAATGATGCATTCATGCTGTCTTCAAATTTTTCAAAAAATTCACCCACCGTTTCTGCAACAATAGTAATTTGGCTTCTAACTTGGTTGGTTGTATAACGATATCCATTTGCAAATTGTTCAACCATTGCGATATGATATCTAGAACCACCTTCATCTACTTTAAAAGTAAAATCAGTTATAATTGCGCCATAATAGAATACTTGGTTATATCTCTTTGCTGCACCGTTTGGCATACGTCCGTTAAATTCAATTACAATAAGATATCCTGCGTGTATATGATTACCTATTCCGAGGCTGGACGCTGCTTTTTTTATAGTCGATAATAATGTAATTCCATTGGGTTCTAAAATGGTTAAATTAAATTGATTACCTATAGCTTCTCTTACTTGGCTATGCCCAACCATAAACACATGTTCCATATC